TTTGCGTTGGCTACACCCCGAGCTGAGTGTTAGTTGCAATGGCTGCTATCACGGCTCGTCCCGCGTCTAGCGACTCTTTGGAGTTGTGTACTGTTTGTCATGAGCAGTTTCTGGATGTGTTGGCTCCAGAAGCTTTTCTGCGTGACAACCGCGTGGGAGACGATGATGGTTACTGGATAATGCAAATTGCTGTCAGCCGGTGTGTTGGATGCACACAGAACATGGCGTATGGTGAGTGGTTGTTGAGCTGCGCCAAGTATTACACCGGATGTATCGGTGATGGCATTGTGTACGCTGACATATGTCTAACTGTTGCCCAGATGTCTGAGGCTGCGACAGCAAATTCTGTGGGAGCTGTCACAGGTGCAAAGACCAGCGTGCACAACGGCAATATCCAGTTGTGCAACATGCGGTGCAACTCTATAGTTGGCCGTGTGGGAGAAGACACCCTATATAAGCAGGCCGTTTATGAGGTCTGGCCATACATTGCAAACCTATTGACGAGCAACGTAGCAAACCGCGGAGTGAACAGTTGGGCATGCTGTGGAGGGCGACTTGCTACATTGAGGAACCGTAAGTTTGTACGGGTTAGAAGACCCAGATTGGTGGCACCACCACCACCGGAGTCATCGGTGGACGAGCAAATATTTGGCAGCGGGACTAGTGACGTGCCAAATGTCAAGTTGCTCGCAGATGCGGGCCATTCTGGTGTCATCACACGCGAAGACGTGATTGCGGTTAAATTTTGTCCCACGACTGCAGACAGGCTGTTTTATGCTAATGATCCTAACAATGTGAGGGCTGCAGTTGAAGGTCGCATTGATGGTGTCTATGTACCATTTGACATGAATGATGCAGAAAGAGCCGAACTTGATGCCGTGACTGAAGCTCTGTGCAATGAAATTCGCAATTCTGATTCCATAGAGAAGATTGCGTCATGGCTAGCTTTCGGAGACATCAAGTCAAAGAAATGGACACCAGCCCGTGCTGAGCTGGCCTTGAACAGCTTGTTGCAGCGGCTGAACCCTGAGTTTGAGTTCAAGGCTGCAATAAAGTTGGAACCCATGGCACCTGGCAAGCCGCCCCGCATGCTGATCGCTGATGGCGACGCAGGGGCGGTCATGTCTGCCTTGGTTATTGGGACATTGGAGAGGTATTTTTGCCGCTACCACAAATCACGTACGATAAAGGGCAAGCCGAAGGCAAAGCGCATGCTTGAGATTTGCCAAGAGGCTTATGAGATGCGGGAGGGCGAGCATCGTGGAACGGCACACGAGGCTTTCATGATGGAAAATGACGGATCTGCCTGGGATGCATGCTGCCGAGCAATCCTCAGAGATGCCACGGAGAACAAGATCATCGACGTCGTTTTTGACAAGTTGTGGAAGTTCTTCCTCCCGTACAACTGGTACCGCGGTGCGCGCAAGAAGGCGGACACCAAACAAATGATGAAGGTGCAATGCCGCACCAACAAGATACGTGTTGACGTTATGCCAAAGGGCGCCCAATATACCCAAGAAGAAAATGCACGTGCCATATGCCGCAAGAATGTGAGCCTTCGCTTTGATGCGATACGCCGCAGTGGCGATCGAGGCACGTCCATATTAAACTTCATAGTTAACTTGGTCTGTTGGTCGTGGGTGCTGGGCGGAAATGGAGGTCACCGTATGGTCAGCCCAAATTGCAAATGTGTCAATGACATATTCGGTGCCAGACGTCGTGTCAAGATCTGGCTCGAGGGAGATGACTCATTGCTTTGGGTGACCGGGCCGCCAATGAATGGGGCTGAGTTGGTCGAGCTAGCCGCGCGCTGGACGAAATTGGGTCATAGACCTAAGTTGTTCATCCGTAGGGATGGCGACGTCGCAGAATTCTGCGGCTGGAAGATTTGCGTCAACAAATACGGCTTGGATGAGCACACTGCTTGTCCAGATGTGCCGCGTATGTTAAAGAATTATGGCTACACTACAGCGCGGGAAGCCGTTGAAGCCGCCAATAATGGTGATGAGAAGGCTTTTGGACGCATTGTCGCCCCTGCAATCATTGCACGTGCAGGTTCAATTGCAACGAGGGTACCAACGGTGGCACATTGGATGCTCCAAGTTGCAAAAAGTATGAGCGACAAGTATGGGTTGGCTGATGAGAATTTCACCAGAGATGATTTATTCCGCATGGGCACAGAAGACATGACTGAGCTGTTGCCGGAATGGTGGAAGGACGACAACCCAGAGAAACTCTTGAGCGTGCGCTTTGAGAGTTTCTTTGAAACAGTGCAACGTGAGGTGTCGAATGCCATCACCCATGATGGCTTAA